GTCTGCAGACGTTCAGAGCTCCTCGCTGTAAACAACGGTTCTGCTATTAACGAAGAAGTTACCCTAGATGATATGTTCACTCAAGAACAGATTGAATCAACTGAAACTAAGGAACTCTCTATTGAAGCTGGTGCAATCGTTGGATCTAGAACTCCTGGTGCACCTGCTCTAAGCCTTTCCTCTGCCTTTACTATTAACGGTCCAGTAATTGTCCGCAATCAAGGGACTATTATTGGTAATGGTGGTACACCTGAATCTATCAATGGTAGTCCTGCTTTGGTAACTTCTGTTGATGTGACTATCTTTAACAACGGAACTATTTCCGGTGGTGGAGGAGCAGGCGGTGCAGGTGGTGTTGGAGGTACTGGTCAAGAGACTAAAACAGAATATGGTACTGCGTCTCCAACAACTATCTCTTGTAACAACGCGGCAGAATGTACCGCACTTGGTGGCTGTAGTTGTAGCACTGCATGTAACTTCTCTCTACCTGGTACAGGTTGGTCGTGCATCAGCGGCTGTAATCAGGATTGCAGAGACTATGGGTATGAAGATGAACCCAGCACCATGACCTGCAGCCAGCAAAATGGTTGTTATAGATCTGGCACTTTCGACACTATTGGTGGCAATGGTGGTAATGGTGGTGACGGAGAAGGCTATTTACAAGTTCGTACAGATGGTGTTGATGGTGCTAACGGTGCCACTGACGCTGGTACTGGTGGACTTGGTGGTAACGGTGGTGCAGTAGGTACCAACGGAACTGCTGGTAATGCTGGATCAAATGGCAGTAAAACCAATGGAGCTCCAGGTAACGCAGGTGGTATTGCTGGTAATGCAACCACTAACAACGGTAACACTATTAACATGAACAACTCCGGTACCATTAACGGTACCCAAGGATAATTCACCCTAAACATTTTTATTATGCAATACACAATTACTGCCATCAATGGTGGTGAAATTACTGTCACCTATGCAGATGGCTCCTATGCCAATGTAGCTATTGAAACTGATGATTCAGTGGCTACTATTGATGAAAAAGTTGGTGCTTTTACCAACGCTTACACAATTGATGACGCTCCTAATCCCAACATTACTGTTGGTGATGTACGCCAGACAATCGATCCTGAAGTGGCTAAAGCTGCTCGTCAAGCTGAATTAGAGGCAGAATCACAAGCTGCTCAGGCTGCAGCAGCATCAGCATTGGATGATGTGTACACATTTAATTGGGGCAATATTAACTCTGTTATTAACCCTGCAACTGCTTATTACTTAGCTCAAAAGCTTGCAGCTGAAGGAGATTTTTCTCTCCTTTATTTGATTAACACCCGTCTCCAAACCATTCAAGATGACCCAGAATACAGCCTCGACGCTATCAAAGCAGCCTTCAATGACAGCCTCTGAGAAATTTGCTATGTGCAAAGAATGTGAGCATTTCTTGCCACGTTCCAGACGCTGTAATCAATGTGGCTGTTTTATGGATGCCAAAGTAAGGCTCCCTAGTGCACATTGTCCTATTGGTAAATGGTAAATGAAAAAGAAAGCCACAGAAGACCAGTTTAACGAACTGCATAATCTTGTGACTAAGGAGTTCCTCGCTCGCATTAAGTCGGGCGAGGCTTCCACTCAAGATTTAAAAGCAGCATGTGACTGGCTAAAAACTAACGACATCTCTGGTGTCGCATACGATGGTAATCCACTCGACAAACTTGCCACTGTTATTCCAAAAATAGACCCTGAGTTGGTCCAGCGAAGACTTTATGGCACGAGAACGTAACCATAAACGCGAGTATGCACAAAGGCGTGAGAAAAAGATTGCATACAGACGCGCACATAAAGAAGAAGACAAATACAGAGCTAGAGCTAGACGTGCGATGAAATGTGGAAAGGGTAAAGAAGTCGATCACAAAGACTCTAACCCTAAAAACAATAATCGATCCAACCTAAAGTGTGTATCTCGCAAGAGTAACCGCGCTAAAGGAGCACGCAAAGTCAACTCTCGTAAATGACGCCTTTACTTCCTAACCCTGATCACTACATTGCAAACTTAATAACCATGACATCCTCCGAAGCAACTCGCCTTTGGAGGCGAGCTATCAAAGAAAGCTTTAACTGTACATGTGTTTATTGTGGAGAAACTTATGATTTACATGACCTCACTATTGACCACGTTCATCCTCGCTCTCGCGGTGGTGAAACAATCTCAAGTAACTGCGTCCCTGCGTGCGTTAGCTGTAATCAGAGCAAAGGAAGTAACAACTGGGAAGACTGGATGCTAGATCGCTTCGGTTTCCAACCTAATCGTAAACAACAAATTTTGGAGTACATCAATGGCTGATAAGAAGAAAAAAGGACTTATGTCCCTTCTAACTGAATATCAAAACGAAAACAACAAGTCTGGTCTGACTAAAGATGGTGACAGCAGGTCTGATATTGCTGAAGCTCGTAGGCGTCAAGCAAAGGTAAAAGAAGGAGCTAAGAAAAAGACTCCTCCTAAACCTCGGACCACTTCCAACCCAACTCCAGCTAAGAAACCACCTCTCCCTAAGAGACCTGCAATGCCTTCCTCTGCTCAAAGCAATAAGGATGGCACCTATGGCAAGTCCATGCCTTCTAATCCGAAGGTTGGTGTCACCATGAAGCCTCGTAAGAAGCGTCCTGGTACTGGTCGTACGGGTGAAGCTGCTGCTAAGGCGGCTAACCGATCCACTAAGGGATCTAACCATAAGGAAACTATGACTGCAGCCAAGAAGCGTGCAATGCGTCTCCGCGCCCGTCGTGGTCGCTAACTGATCCACTAAAGAACAATCTTTCGCCGGGCCACGAGGTCCGGCTTTTTTTTATGGCAAAGTCGGAAGTACCCGATCATATTCGCCGTGCTCATATCGCTAGACACAAAAGAGCACGAGCTAGAGGAAAAAGTGTCCCTGATCTTGTCTACAACGGTAAAACTTACTTCGCTGATAACAAAGGTGAAAATTGGGGTGGATGGCGTTTAAGAAGCCGTGATAGCCACAAAGCTCAAGGTGGTAAACGACGAGCAGGTTTAAAATCCAAAACAATTACAATTGACCAACGTGAATCTTGGTACAAGCGTAATTTTGAACGTATTCCTGGTGGAATGTCAGCACGTCAAGCTGCTATCAGAGATGATGTACTTGAACGAAAAGACACTAACCGAGCATACGGTTCAGCTAAAAAACAAAATAAAGCTCTTGAGCACCTACAACCATTAGCAGCACATGAAAAACTTGGTGGATTTGAATCTGCCTACAATATGGATGCTGCTGATCCAAAAGCTAATTTAGCTAAATCAGATAAAGTAGCTAAACCTAAAACACTTTTAAAACAAGGTGTTCCTTTATCACGTTCTTCAGCTATTCAAAAACGAGCAAATAATACACCAGCACCTGATATGAATGGTGTTCGATTTGCTGCTGTAGCTGAAGATATCAAAATCAATCAACGACCTAAAGCTGGTCAGCTCAACAAGAAAGTAGCTAAGCATATTGCTGCTAGAGCAGCTACTAGAGCTGGTCGTTACCTTCCTGGTCAGCTTGGTACAGCATTCGATGTTATTGATTCTGCTCAACGAGTAGCCCAAGCTGCTAAACCTGGAGCTAATCTCCTTGATAAAGCACAAGCAGGCATCTCTGTAGCTGCTACTGGACTAGGAGCAACAGGTGTTGGTGATGTAATTGGTATGCCTCTTCAGATACTTAATGATGGTATTGATGCTGGTAGAGGATTATTCGGTTCATTAACTAAACAACCTTCTAAGGCGTCTACAAGAGGCAGGAACCTGCTTCGACGCCGTCCTTAATACATATCCCTATGCAAGACGTTTTAAGTGCCTTGCAGGACGATTTCAAGCTGTTTCTACAAGCATTGTGGTCTCAGCTTGATTTACCGTCTCCTACAAGAGCACAATATTCAATCGCTGACTATTTACAACACGGTCCTAAGCGATTACAGATTCAAGCCTTCCGTGGTGTTGGTAAGTCCTGGATTACAGGTGCCTTCGTCCTCTGGACTCTATTCAAAGACCCAGAAAAGAAGATCATGATTATCTCTGCCTCCAAAGAACGTGCAGACAACATGAGCATCTTCCTCCAGAAACTAATCATCGAGACACCATGGCTAAAGCACCTCCAACCCAAATCAGACGAGGCGAGATGGAGCCGTATATCTTTCGACGTGAACTGCAGTCCTCACCAAGCTCCATCAGTAAAGAGTGTTGGTATTACGGGTCAGCTTACTGGCTCCCGTGCAGACTTAATGATTCTCGACGACGTAGAAGTCCCAGGCAACTCCATGACAGAACTCATGCGAGAGAAACTTCTTCAGTTGTGTACAGAGGCAGAATCTATCCTGACTCCCAAAGACGATTCACGGATTCTTTTCCTAGGCACTCCTCAAACGACTTTTACTATCTATCGCAAACTAGCTGAACGTAACTACAGACCTTTCGTTTGGCCAGCACGTTACCCAAGAGACACTACTAAATACGAAGGTCTCCTGGCTCCAGCATTACAAGAAGACATCGATAACAACATCCCTGAATGGAATGTAACTGACCCTGATCGCTTTGATAATGATGATTTACTCGAACGTGAAGCGTCAATGGGACGCTCTAACTTCATGCTCCAGTTCATGCTGGACACGTCTCTCTCAGACGCTGAGAAGTTCCCACTCAAAATGTCTGACCTTATCGTCACTAGCATCAACCCTACTGTTTCTCCCGATGCCATCGTATGGTGCTCAGACCCTACCAATGTTATTAGAGAAGCTCCCACTGTCGGGTTACCTGGAGATTATTTCTACNNTCCNATGCAGCTCTCANGGAGANTGGNANCCTTACACCGANACAATCTGCTCNNTTGATCCATCGGGTNGAGGAACAGATGAGACAGCAGCGGCTTATNTCTCNCANCGNAATGGTTTCCTGTACNTGCANGAAATGCGAGCTTNNANNNNTGGATACTCAGACNANACGCTNTTGGACATTCTAAGAGGTTGTAAAAAATATAACGTAACTAAATTA